GAAGCAGTATTTTTCATTTACAATGTAATTGTCAAAAGAAAATTGACGCCTGATTTTACAAAAACATCAGGTAATAAACAGGTTACTTTCCGCTTTTTTAAAAATTGTCAAAAGTAGTATTAGAAACAACTACTTTTGATGGAAGCAGTATTTTTCATTTACAATGTAATTGTCAAAAGAAAATTGACACCTGATTTTACAAAAACATAGGTAACAAACAGGTTATTTTCCGCTTTTTAAAAATTGTCAAAAGTTGCTTATGTACAATGTAATTGTCAAAAGAAAATTGACACCTGATTTTACGAAAACATCAGGTAACAAACAGGTTGCATACCGCTGAACATATTGGAGGTGAAAATTATGGTACGCAATAAGTCACCGTGTTTTTATTATAATAGTAATTATAACAGTAATTATCACAAAATATTTCTATAATAGAAAATCATGTTAAAAAGGAGTCTTAAATCATGTTTAAAAATATTTATATTGAAGAGGTTTCAGGAAACTTTGATGGTTTTGATTACAATCTCAATGCAGACATTGAGAATAACGGAGCAGTAGAGGTATCCGCCTTTATTAATCACAGTCATATCAGCTTTAATGATATGATTAACGATTTTAAGACCATGTTGAATTGTCTTAAAAGCTATTTCGAGTTGAACGATTACAATTTTGCTTCATTCGAAGCTGCTGATTCAAAAGGCAAAGACTATGAGATTAATATTAACCCGAATGAAAGTGGGATTACTATTCAAATTTTCGGTGCAAACTTTAAGGAAGAGAGTCTTGTGCAGAGTTTTGCATACTCTGTTGGGTATATTCAAAGCTTTCTGTTACATAGCGAATCTGAGCTTAAAGGCGAAGACACAAACAACTAACATTACTGTGTTTGTACTATAGCTTACAAATTTTAATGCGTATCACTGTTGTCCTAATCATCAGTGATACGCATATATGGAGGTATTGTGAATGGTTAATAAGAGTAATAATGACGATATCAAATTATTCTTTGGTTCTCTCGCAATTGGTGGAATTGTATCAGTAATTGTGTTTGTTATTTACTGGGAAGCTAATAAAGATATTGCTTCGGAAGTGTTGTCACCTTTTTTCGGTAACCTATTTATTGCAAGTTTTTGTGTTTTTTCGGTTTTACCGCTTTCATTACTTACATATATCGTAGTTTATTTGTTGAAAAATGAAAGCATTAAAACTTCAATTCGTCTGTTAGCAAACAAATTTTCTACTCGGCAACTGACAAAAAACTCTGAAATTATTTATCCGTGTTTGCAAGCTTTTGTTTATGAAACACTTAAGAGAAATGATATTTTACATATTCCTGTGCAAGACATTTCTTCGGTAAATTATATTGGTTACAGTGTAAGACAAGACTGTGTTTTTTACCGCTATGGTATAAATCTTTTAGAGAAACCAAATTACGATGATGATTTACTTAAAATCACTCTGAGTCGCTTGTTTCAAAGTGAGTTAAAACAATATGGAGTTTTTGGTCTTCCTTCAATTTATAAAAGCGTGACTGCTTTTTGCTACTCGATATATGCAGACAGGGTGTTTTATGATGAAGATAATCACATTTTGTTAATTGATATTTTATATATCTGCACTGAAAATTCTGCAATATATTATCAAAATGCTACTAACCGTGATAATAATAATAATCATATTAATATGGGTGATGTTTATGATGATGAAGTGTAACACATCTTTTAATTTGGGCATTGATAACAAGGCTCTCTCTCGAGGTTTTGTTCTGCCTTTAAAAGTGAATTGCAAAAAGACACCGCATATCCTTTTGTGTGGCTCAACAGGTTCAGGCAAAACATACGCTTTAAAATATATATTGAAGCAGTTAGCTATATCTAATTCATTGATATATCTTTGTGATTACAAGGGCATAGATTTTATTGCTATGCAAGAATGCGGAAGATATTATAAACATCAAAATGTATCAGAGGGAGTAAATACGGTTTTTGATTTGCTTCAAAATCGTATGGAAAATCCCACACTTGATAATCAGGCGTGTTTTTTGGTATTTGACGAATGGAGTGGATTTTTAGCTTCTATTCCAAAGAAACAACAAGAGGAATTTAAACAGAAGTTAGCTTCAATTTTAATGCTTGGAAGAGGAGTGGGCATATTTTTATTGCTTGCAATGCAAAGGTGTGATACTACTAATTTTCTTTCAGGTGCAAGAGATAATTTTGGGGTAGCTCTTGGTTTGGGCAGACTTTCAAAAGAATCGGCTCGTATGTTGTTTTCTGATGAAGCCGATTTGATAGAACCAAAGCCGAGAGGTCACGGATATTTGAGAGTTGACGGACAACCTACAGTTGAAATAGTCATTCCTAAAATCAGAGATATGTCTATTACGGATAAGGTTATAAAAAATGCTCTTTGTGAGTAAATACAATTTTTAATAATGGGAGGTAATAACTATGGATATTAAAAATATAGTTATTGACGCCTACAAGACAGTAGGCACAGATTTAATGCTGGTGTCAGTTTTACCTGCATACGAATATGACAATGGAAAGAGAACAGATAACATTTCGGGCTATAAATATGAGGTAGTTTTACCGCATCGTGCCTATGAAAAATTGTCTGTGAAAATTCTTGGTGATGTAAGGCTTGATTTGCAGGAAGATGAAGCAGTATTCGTTTCATTTACCGACTTAGTCTTAACGCTGTATTGGACTCCGCAGGGTTACCGCATAAGTGCTTCGGCAAGCGATATTAAGCCTGTTAATCCACCTAAAAAGGCAGGGTAAGACTTTGCCGTGGCGGTAGCACCGTCAAGGTGCGAACCGCCTGACGGCAAAGCAAATCCCCTCACTTTAATGAAGGGGATAATATAATTTTATCGAATATGTGTTCGATATTATAGGAGCGATTATATGAATGGATAAAGAATTAACAGTCGGTGTTGATGAATTTTCTTTAGTTTTGTTTTATCCGATTGATGATGTTTGTAACGATTGGCAGAACACAGCTTATTCAATGATACAGGAATTTATCTATAAAGCGGACATAGAATTGTTGCTCGGTAAAGTTGTAGAAATGCGTGATAAAAAGCCGCAGGCATATTCACAAGCATTTACTATTGAGAACGCTCCATATTACTTCACTATAGCGTTACACGAAACTTTTGTGCATATGGGAATATTAGTTCGTTTCTCTGCTCACTCTTGGGCAGTATATCAAAAGCGGTATTTTGATTTCTACGGTGAGAATATAAATATCGGAAAATTTTTAAGCAACATTGAAAGTCCGTTATACAGATACAGACTGAGCCGTATAGATTTAACTGCTGACTACAAAAATTATGATTTATCACCGCATAGCATATACAGCAGGTTAAAGGACGAAAGTTTACAGGTGCTTGACTGTAATTATAGACACAGTAAAAGAAAGATTTCTTCTGTCGAAAGAGATTTGGTTACTAAGTCATTGTATATCGGTTCAAGGGCTGAAAACGCACAGTCACTACTCAGGGTTTATGATAAAAAATCGGAACAAATTAGCAACAACGGTTTTCGCCTTGATGAAGCATTGCAGTGCGACAGTTGGGTTAGATTTGAGGCTTCATACAGAGGAAACTATGCTCATCAAATAACCGAGCAATTAGAACATATAACAGATGATGTTTCTATATCGCAGTTCATTGCAAGCAAAATATGTGACAGATACCGTTTTTATGACCTTCTTAACAGCTGTTTTACTGATTTTACAAACGACCTGCTTAAAATAATTGAATGCAGTAATTTTCACGCTTTGCGTTGTGAAAGTCCTGCTAACAATAGTTTGAATAAAAGCATTCAGCATATTATTTACGGTAGCGGTTTGTTCCCTTTGATATACAAAATCAGCGTTATATGGGGTGAAAAAGCTGTTGCTGAATTTTGGAGTATTCTGTATGAAATATACAAGAAATACCATAAGAAAAAACTTGAAATTAACCCTCAGATAAGGGCTTGGCTTAGAAAGAATTTTCTTAGCTTATCACAGCAAAGTTTATCAGATTGCTTTGTCAGTGTTGATCTTACAAAGATTGATGTTGCCGAGATTGTAAATAAGATCTCCGAAAGTGACAATCCGTTTACACTAACGGCAATAAACACAAGCAGTAACACAGATAATCAGGTAGTATCTGATGAAGAATTTGAACGCACTTTTTATTCAAAGGATATGGAGTAAAACATTTAAAACCGAGAAACCTATTTCCTAAAAACTAACTAATTCAAATAAATATAAAACCGAAAAAACGAGAAACCGAAATACTTAAATATTTTAACTCAATATTCTTTTTATATTTATAATTCAGAAAGGAGTTTTCACTATGAGAAAGAATTTAAGTGAAAAATGGAATAGAAATCACAAAGTGAAAGTTTGTGTATACTCTTTTTATGACAATAGCATGGTATACAGAAGCTTGAAGTTATCAAAGGAAGCGTTAAGCCACATATTATACTTAGCCTTTTTCGGTAACGCACAGCATTGGGTAGAAGCAACTCAGTATGTGGGTGATGCCAAAGGCACTGACGATATATTATTTCCGATTGCCGAGGGCGGATATGTCTATATTTATACCCGAAACGGAGAGCAATATGCCTTAGATTTAGAGCGCTTTTTAAGAGGTATTTATATTGCATTTGCAAATGATATAGCTTTTCGTCAAGAAGATGACTTCGATAATTTTATTATTAATGAAGTTGTTGCAGACAAGATTTTGCAATATGCCCTCTTTGAAGGTATCAAGTATCCTCATTGCGAAGTGGAAGGTGATGTATATGATTGAAGAAAAAAATATGTGTGATGAAGATGATTCAAAGGAAATCCTCGAATACACAGGCGGTAGCGAGCTTAGCGATTTAACTTTCATCTCGACATATGATTATTATTCCAGTTGGCGTATTAAGGAAGTGTTTCGAGAAGCTGGGTATGAATTAAAGCCGGTGTTCTTGGGTTATAAGGCATTACGGTACAGAGCGTGTCAGAGATATTGGATAATCGACATGAGTAACGGTCAAAAAATGGGTACATCTTATAACGGCTACAGTTTTGAAGACTTGCGATACTTTTTAGGTAAATTAGGAATACCTCTTCACGGAGATAACTACCGCTCTAAAAGACCTTCAAAAGATGAAAACGGCAGGCGTTATGCTTGTGAAGAGTTTCTAAAACTTGCAGAAAGCCTTCCTGATGAAAAGGAGGACTTAATATGAGTGTAGAGATTAAATTCATCGGTACTAAAGAGGTTGCCGAAGCACTTGGTTGTTCCTTGCCTACTGCACGCAATATTATGTTGAGAGCAGATTTCCCTTTAATACGGGTAGGTAAAAATCTTAAAGTTGAGCTAAATGCTTTTCTTAACTGGTCGCAGAAAAGAAGGGTATGAGTATTTAAAGCATTTACATAATATTTAAGCAACCGTATTGACACAAAAGATTTAAGGCTATACAATACTGATATAGTAAAAATCTTTTGTGCTTTACGGTTTGGAAAGGAACGATTTTTATCAGCACTAAAAGCACAAAACCTAAGTCTAAATGTAATAAACTTGATTACGGTGACGGTTCTGTATACTATGTTAAAAGCAGAAAATGCTTTGCAGGTCAGATAACGCTTGAAATTAACGGTGAGAAAAAACGCAAGACGGCTTACGGTAAAACCGAACGCATTGTTAAGAATAAGTTGCTTGAATATCGTATTCAGGCAAAAGCAGGATTTTTTGACGAACCCGATAACACAACTGTCTATGAGCTTGCCGAAAAGATGATTGAAGAACAATTCTCTCTTAATGAGATTAAGCAAACTTCATATGACCGCAAGAATGAAACATTAAAGTCAATGAGTCCTATTTATGATTTAGCAATGCGTGAGATTACGGAAGATGTAATAAAGCATTTTTTCATTTCTAAAATCTCTTATTCGCAGTCATACTTGGATAAAGCATATCAGCTTTTAAAGTCAGTTTTCAATGAAGCTGTAAGGAAGAAAATTGTTACAGAAAACATTATGCTGAACATCAGAAAGCCAAAGTCAAAGCAGGAGCTTGTAAAAGTAAGAGCATTGACTGTTGATGAACAGAAAAAGCTGATAGATGTTCTCAAAAGCGAGGATATACGCTATTCGGAACAAATGCTTTTGTCAATGTTTACAGGCATGCGTATGGGCGAAATTAACGCCTTAGAGGTAGGAGATATAAACTTTAATGACCGTACAATTAGAGTTTGTAAAACTGTCAGCAGAGGTCTTAACGGTAAAACATATATAAGTAATTCCACAAAGACTAAAGCAGGTATGCGTACAATCTATTTTAATGATGATATGGCTGATTTTTTAAAACAGTGTATCGGAGATAAAAAAGACGGTCTTATATTTGCTTCAAGTGTGGATAAACTTGTCACAACTAATCAGGTAAATTATCAATACGCAAACACGCTGAAAAAGTATGATATACTTGATAAGAGTGTTTACGGAAAGGTTGATTTACATTCACTTCGTCACACATATGCAACAAGATGTATTGAATCAGGTATGCCTGCAAAGGTACTGCAAAATCTTCTCGGTCATACTGATATAAGAATTACGCTTGATACATACTATGATGTTTTCCAAAAATACAGTATGGAAAATCTTGCTGTAGCTGACAGCTATATGAAGAGCAATAACATTGCAATAGTATGACTGTCCGAAAATGCACTGTCAACTTTACTGTCACACCATAAAAAGCCGATAAATAAGCCACTTGTCAGGGTTACCTGCACCAACAGCCGTTTCTTATGTAGGGACGGCTGTTTTCTACCACATTTTCGGTCTGTTTTATGGTGATTTTCAAAATATTTGAATTGATTTTGAATAAAAAACGAAAATTATGTTGACAAATCCGAAAATATGGTATATAATAATCAAGCTGTTGTTGTTAAACAACATTTCGAGGTGTAGCTCAGTTTGGTAGAGTGCTTGGTTTGGGACCAAGATGCCGCAGGTTCAAGTCCTGTCACCTCGACCATAGAAAAAACCGCATTAGAAAGCCATTTTTAAGTTTTTTAGTGCGGTTATTTTTTTGCCTTTCATCTGCTAAAATATGTTAAAATACAAGAAAAACGGTTAAAAATGTTAGGCAAATGCAAGGCAGAAAAAGTGTGATATTCACCTCACCTTTAATTTGTAAACTGTATTCGTGAGCTCGAAAGGATTGCGGAAGAAAATAATAAATAATAACAAACTCCCCTCACCCACTTTTTACGGCGGATGAGGGGAATATTTTTTGCAATTATGTGTTCGGTTTAAAACTTATTTTATTTTTGCTGTGTAGTCGAGGGCAATCCAGCCGGCACCGCTTTTGAGTTTGCCCCACTTTTTTGCGCCTGTGCCTGATTTTTCGGCTACGATCGTGTACGCTCCGCCTTTTGCAATTGAGCCACACACGGCATAGTTTGTGCCTGCGCCTTTGCGGATATTTACGCCGTTCGATGATGTAATCTTTACAAGGTACGGCTTAAAGACTGATGTGCTCGGCTTTGTTGTCGGGGTTGACGGTTTTGCGGTTGCCGATGATGAGCTTGCCGACTTATACTTATAGCCGAAGTAGTTACACATACCCTTGCAGATTGCCTCAGCGATAGCGTTTGTGTTATTGCGAATCCAGTTCGAGCCTGTCACGGTGTCATGAAATTCACACTCAACATACACGGTCAATGCCTTCGGCACATTGATTTCGTAGAGGTCGGTTTTGTAGCTGACTGAATCGTCCTTGCCCGGTGAAATTGCTCCGAGGGCAGACTTGACCGCCTCGGCAGCCTTTCTGCCGTTTGAGTTCAGGCAGAAAACTCTTGTACCGCCTGTGTATTTGCCGTTAAAAGCGTTGGTGTGAATCGGCATATGAATGTCTGCTCCAAACTTATCCGATTCGGGACAGCGTGTCTGCATAAGCGTTCCCGACTTTGCGACCATAACCTCAAAACCGCAACGCTTGAGAGCTTTGGCTGTTGCGGCGGCAATTTTGTCGCACTGAGCCATTTCATTTGTACCGCCCGTTGCATATGTGTTTCTGTTCTGATTTGACGGACTGATATAGATTTTCTTTGCCATTACTATTCCTCGCTTTCATCTGTTTTTACTTCGACTGTTGTCTTTAATCTCTTGACGATTGATACCAAAAATTTCGGCAATGGAATACCGATTTCCGAGAGGTTTTCTAAAATTGAAATCAACTCGTTGATGATAAACCAAATTGTAACAATCATGCCGATGCAGTAGTTAATCCGCAAGTCGATTCCGCAGTTGACAAGTGCCGAACTGATGAGATAGTCGGCAACAATACCGACCGCTACAGCTACGATATAGCCTACCTTTTTGATGATGCCTGTTACACCGACACGGCTGTTAAGCGTGTGGCTGATGTATGCCTGTGCCATTCCTGTGATATAGTCGATAATCATTACCGCAATCATCACAGCAAACGGCACAAGTAAGATGTTAAGATATGCGACAATCGCTCCACAAACTGTTGCAAATAATGCCTGTAAAATGTTTTCTTTCATTGTTTACACCTCGCTTTCTATCGGCTCATTAATGGTTGGGTCTGTTCCCCAAACTGCCATTACTGCGGCATAGTATTCGTCTGATAACACCGCTCTGAGCTGTTCTCTGCCCGATTTGCTGTTCATGTAGGCATTGCGGATGTTTCCGCCGACCTGCATTTCTTCACCGTTAAAGGTCAAAAACTGCTGTCTGAGTACCGACACGCTGTCCTTTGTGAGCATATCGAGTGTGATTTTTTCTTTAAGTTCCATTATTTTTACCTCCGTTATTTAATTTTGTACAAGCAAATCACATTAATTTGCTCGCCGTCTGCAAATGTGTAAGCCGTCTTATCCTGAGTCGAAAACTGTAGCCAAGTGTTATTTTTCGGAATGGCAAATTTAAAGAGCTTGCCAAGGTTTGAAATACCGACACAAAAAACATTGTCCTCGGAAATACATTTGTACGGCAAATCAATCAGCGGACACATGCTATTGCCGCCAAGAGATACTGCGTTCATTTTGACCGTTGCACTGACGATTACGATGTCACCAATCGTCTTATATGTACAGTTTGCACTTTTGATTTTATCGGTGACGGTTGAATACGGTGTGAGTGTTGATGTACCACTTTCAATATTTGACGAATCGTATTTAGTCGCCAAGGCGGTTTTATCTGCTTTAACAAGCAGAGCGTTGTAAACCGTACCGCTTGTCAGATAACACGGGCTGTTATTCTTTGGTTCGCTGTCGAACGGCATTGAATCGAGCTTTCGGGCAATACTCTTGTCTGTTTTATCAAGCCTTGCTCCAAGCGAATTTTGACCGCCTCTTGCCGTGGCTATTTCGGATTCAAGTGCAATTGCTCCGTTTGTAGCCTGTTCAATTCCATCATCCATATGGTTGAGGTTGTCGGCAGTCAGCGGAGTTGCTGTTGAGGGAGTGTTTTCCCAGTTAATTCGTGTGTATTTGTTCAATTTTTTATTCTCCTTTCGCTGTGATTTTGTCTGTGAGTGCCTGTATGCCTGTAAGCTCTCTTGACAGCACATATGATGTCACGGTTGCGGTTTGCGGAGTGCCGTCAGCGTTATAGGCATAGTTGCCGTCAGCGTCGGTAACATAGTATTTGATTTGCACCATATCGCCCGGCTCAACCCACAATCTGCCGTCAAGGGTTGCCTCGATAGGCTTATAAATTTTATGGTGTATTCGCTTGCCCGTATCGCCTGAAAACAGATTTTCAAACTTGTGTATCCACGCACCGCCTGCATTATCGTTTTCCTGCCATACAAGAATGTTGTCTGTCATATCATAGGTTTTACCGCTTAAAAACTTGTAGCTACGCACCTTTGCGGTTCGTGTAGAACCTCCGATTGCAAAGTCAACAGTCCCGTATGTACCACTTGACTTTTCGTCAGCGTTGAATGCCTCGTAAAAGTCATATTTTTCTGCTTTTGTTGTATCGGTTTCAAGGTTGACAAAAACAATGTTACCGCCTTTTCGGTTATCGGGTTTAACAAAAGCAAACACACCGAGCATTTCCGCTGTATAATTAAGCAATTGACCGTAATTAACCTTTTCGGAATCATCAAGCCATACTTTGTTAAAAATTTTCATATTCTTAACAGTCAGATTCTCAACCTTGTTGATAACCTCGTTAAGTAAACGGTCGGATAAAAAATGGGCATCAGGTTGACCGCATAGGTTAATAAATTTTTCAGAAACCATTGCCAACAGTGCATAGACCGAAGTACTGTTAGAATTGTTATTCCAGAGCTTTTGCAGAGCGTTTGTACAGTCGGTTTCATAAAGCTGTGAAATCACATCATAGGCGGTTATGCTGATTTTGTTCTGATCCGTTTTATTGACCTCGGCTTTGTCAATCATACCGTTAAAAATGCACCACGACTTTGTTGTCACGGCTTCTCCCGGATAGAGAGTGTCGCTTGGATATAATGAACTGCTCGGCAGCGTCGGAGAACCCGACGGAAAAGTTTGTGTCAGCTTAACTAAAATCCAACAACCGACAAGTTTTGAAACATCAAAGGTTCTGCCAACGGTGTTCAGCAGTCCGATTTTAAATTCTGAGGCAATGCAACCGCCAAACTTCAACTTGTTTTCGTCACAAATCGACTGTTTAAGGCTCATACTTTCGCTTTCAATGTTGTTTTCGGTGATGGCATCAAACTTGCTGTCAGATGAAAAGATTTCGAGCTTGTTTGAAATCAGCTCGTTAATAATTTTCTGCTTATGCGTACTTGAAACGGATAGCAATCTGTCACCCCCTTAATACTCAATAAAAGTGAAAGTCACGGCATTGTATATGATGTTGTTTTTGGTGATTTTCTTGACCTGATAGGTGATGTCGGGCATATAGGCGGTCATTGTGCGATATGCAAGAAGTTCATCGTCCCAATACTCGACACGGATTTTACGCTGCTGAGAGTTGTCCCACGAACTATTCAAAGCACTTCTAATCGACTGCATTTGTGCAAGGGTGAGTTCATCAACGGTTGTAAACTCAATTTTCGACTTGTAATTTGGCGAAGTTGTTCGGTGCAGAAGATTGTTGCTGTCACGGTATGCCTTGATTTCGGTTCTCTGGAGCGGAGTGCCGTTGTAGTTGTCCTTTGCAATGAGTTTGTGCGGAAACAGCTTACCGCTCTTAGGGAACCTTATTAAATAACCTTTAAAATTTGCCATGTCATCATCTCCTAATCTAACGCACCGACACCGTGACGCTTTTTGACTGCGTTGTTGCGTTTTACAATGTTGTTAAAAATCACTTCGCCGTCAAGATTTACAGTAAGGTTAATGTCACCGCTGTCACCTGTTGAGCCTATCTCTGCCATAGCCTCAATAAGTGCCTGTTTGATAGTTGAAATCGGCGAAACAACCTCAGCCTCACGCTTGTTATCACCGAGTACGGCAAGAAATTCACCGTAATTTGCCGGAACAACCGTACCTGTGGCAAGTCGGGGAACTGTAATGTTAGGCAGCCCGACATTGCCGTTTACACTTCCCAATGCTTCATAAGCAATCTTTGCCGCTGTACTCATTCCGCCTGAAATAGCACTGCCGAGACTGTTGAACGGATCTATAAAGTTGTTTAAGAAGTTCTGAACAACACCTAAAAATCCGTTCATAGGCTTTTTTACAGCACTCTTGATACCCTCAAAAGCATTTGAGAAAACGCTTGAAATCGGATTGATATGTGTTGAAATAAAGCTAAGCAGTCTTGCAAGCGGATTTTTCAAGGCATATATTCTGTCACGAATGCCGTTTGCAAGGCCTTGAACCGTGTAACCGCCTCTTTCATACATTTCTGTTGACGGGGAATGAATTCCCATCGTGGTATCATATTCTGAAAGCACAGTAGAAGCAAGACCGTGACTGTTTTTGACAAGCGCACCTTCGTATGCTTCTGTACCCTCAACAAGACCAAGGACCGTGTTTTTACCCGTATCTTTTGCGGCTTTTTGCAAATTGTTCAAGGATTTCCATTGAGATTTTTGAATTTGCTCTGTGTTAATCATTCCTGCGTTGTAAGCCATAAGAACAGCGGCGGCATCCGAATATTCGCCCTTAACTACCTTTTGTACATCCAAAAGATCATCACCGGTCATCGTGAGCTTATTTAAGGCGGCAATTGTCTTATTTACAGTAGATGTAGCACCTTCCAGTGACTTTGTTTTGCTCTGAATATTCTCAAAGTATTCAATGCCCTCTTTCCATAAAGCGTCGTTTTTAGCACCACCACCAAAATAGTAATTTTCAAGTGTTTGCATACTTTTGCCGTTTTTCTCAAGCCATTTTTTTAGTTTTTTCTGTTCGTTTTCAAGGTCTTTCTTCTTGCTGTTATAATCCGACTTTGCACTGTTGTATTCTTTTGATGCAAGAATTCTTTCTTTGCTGTTTTCAGAAGATAATTCAGCTAATGCGGCACTATTTGCAAGCTGTTGGTATTTATCAATTGTATTGTCAATTGCATTACGAACTTCGCTTAAATCGCCGTTCAAGTGCAACTTGCCGTCACTACTGATTGACACATAGTTATTCCAAATGTTGCTAAAGCCGTCAACATTGTTTTTAAAATATGTAACAATGGTTTCAAGCTGTGCCTGCTCTTCTGGACTAAGCGTAGCTTTCTGTAACAGTTCATCAAGTTTCTGTTGGTAACTGTCAACAAGTGTATTGTCTGCATACAAGCTGTCCATTCGTTCAAGAGTGTCTGACAAATTATCCTCAATACCTTGCGTAGTTGTATCAAGCCTTGATTTTATACCGTCAATTTCATCAGCAAATTTTTTAGCTTCGGAATTACTCCAAACAAGCTGATTATATACAGTAACTGCAGTCACAAGTCCGGTGATGGCACCGGCAACGGCTAAGATTGGATTTGCAGAAACAGTTGTCAAAAATAACTTTATAGCATTTTTGACTTTGTCAATTCCGCTTGCAATCGCTTGTCCTGCCTTGAAAACAACAACAGCTGTACCGACTGCAGTAATGCCGCCTGCGATAGCGTACAAGGTTTTGTCACTAATAGATTTAACTATTTTGCTTAACAGTTTCAACGCTCCTGCAAGGGCTTCTACAAGTTTCGGAACTGCTTCTTCAATTGTCCATTTTGCAAGTGGGAGAAGAATATTCTTGTATGCCTGTTTCAGCTTATCTCCGCAGGCTTTGAGCAAATCCCTGAACGCCTGTCCGAGGTCGGCAACAGCTGATACAAGCGGTGACAAATCAAGACTTTCAAGCCATTCAAGGCGAATCTCTGACATATCGCTCAAAAAGCCTGTGATATCTTCAACAATGCCAAGGATTGCTTCCCAAATCTTTTTGCCCGATTCATTTTTATCCCAAGCCTGTTTGATTTTAGTCCTCAGAGTTTTGGTGTAGTTGTTGCAGTTTTTGATGATATTCAGAATATTAGTCCAAATTCTCTCACCGGTGCCGTTATTCCAAACCTTGCGGAAATCCTCTGCGATCGTGTTTACAAGTTCAAGCAAGCTGTTCCATTTGTCGATAATGGATTGCACAACCTCGTCACCAAGTCCAGCCTTATTCCAAGCCTTTGTAAACGCTCCCGAAATATCACCGATGATGTCAAAAACATTTTTCAAAAGCTGTTTGATGTTTCCGATAATCTTTTCGCCTGTACCGTTTTTCCACACTCTCTTCCACGATTCAGCGATTGAAACAAAAGCATTTTTCAGATTATTCAAGGCTCTTTTAACGCTGTCAAAAACCTTGTTTGTACGCTTTTCAATCGCTGTTGCGGCAGTATCAAGTGCGTTAACTGCGGCTTTAGAAGATTTCTTTGTGGGGCTGTTTACTGCTGTACTGTCATCTGATGAACTGTTTTCAAGACTCATCACATTGAGCCTGTCAAATCCTTGAAGATTGTCTTTAATTTCCTTTGTCTTTTTCGATGTTGTGGCAAGTGCAGAGTTTGCACTCTTTGTTTCATCGGCGAGGTCTGTCATTTCAGAGCTTGCGGAATTTGCGGAATTATCGGTTGCAGATGAATAGCCGAAAACCTGTTCCGTAAAGCTTTTGAATTTTTCCGTTGCAACATCTAATTTTTCGATAAAGGAATTAAGATTTTTCAACAGCGGAGAAAACACATTGATAAGACCTTGACCGAGTGTAGCTTTCAGGCTGTCAAGTCGGAGCTGTAAAATTCTTGTCTGATTTGCCCAACTGCCCTGCGTTCGGGCAAAGTCACCCGTCGCATTGGCGAGCTGGTCTTGAACAAACTTGTAACGCAATGTTACTTTTTCGGCTTCGGTCATTTTAGCTGTGGTCTTACCGTAACCGTTTGCAAGGGCATAGCTGTCAAGCGCAGTCTGTGTCATTACAATACCTAAATCTTTTAAAGTTTCGGTTTCACCCGAAAATACTGATTTAAGTTTTGTATAGGCTTCGTCCTGTCTGATGTTGTAGAATGAAGCAACATCGCCTGCAAGTCCTGTCAGCGTGGTTGACATATCATAGGCTTCTTTCTCTGTAAAGCCGAAAGCCTCAGCCATTGAACCAAAAGTACCGACATACTGCTTTGCCATTGTTTCGGACAAACCAAAAGAATTAGCTGCACTTTTTGCCCACTTGTCAACCTGTTTGGTCATTGCCGGAAAAGTAACATCAACAACATTCTGCACTTCCGCAAGGTCAGAACCAAGTTCTATGCACTCTTTGCCGAAATTTGTAATTGCATAAGTGCTGAAAGCAACAGCGGCAGTCTTTGCAAAGGTCTTAAGCTGATTTTTTACCTTTTCGATTGATTTGGTAACAGTAGTATTAACCTGTGCCAAACCGCCGTTAAAACCCGATGTATCAAGTTTCGTGTCAAAATTCAGATAACCGTCAACCGCCATATTTTCACATCCTTTCATTTAAAAATGGGCATAAAAACAGCGCACACCGTCATGATGTACGCTAATAAAATTTTGCAAAAGAACAGCCACCCCCGTTTGGAGTGGCTGTTTGTTTTAGTTTGATTTGCTTGAAACAGCGTTGTACATTTTCACCTCAGACAAAATCGACATATTTAGCGTCAACGATAATTACACTGCCATCAGAATAGTAAGTAGATTTTACTTCTCTTATTGTTCCATAAATTTCTACTTTTTGATTTCTTTCGTAATATTCAGCGTCACCGTGTACATCTATAAGATTTCCGCTTTTATCTTTCAGCACGAACCAAGTTCCGTCATCTTTACAAAGGGCAGAAACTGTACCTGTAAATTTACAGTACATACCTTCGTATCTGTCAGGAGCAAAAAGAACATCATCATAATCGTACTCGTCACAAAGCTCTTTGTAAGTTGCTTCTCGTTCGGCAGGTGACATTGTAGTTGTTTTCTGAAATGTTGTAGGAACTTCCGTTGTTTCTACTTCTGTTGTTTCTTCAAAATCATCATCTAATAACGAACTGCTTTCCGCTGTTGTACCGCAGCCAACAAGCGATACTGCAAAAACTGCGGTTAATGCTAACGCTATGAGTTTTTTCATACCGCACCTCAATTACGCTTTCCAATGGCAATTGGGACATTCCGCAACATTGCTATATGAGTTCATACAATGGCAGTTTGGGCATTCCCATTTATCGGGCGAATTGGTACTTCCGCTATTGTTTTCATCGCTTTCCTCTGTTTCCTGTTCACCGCAAAGAAATTCAAGCTTTTTGAGAATACAGGAAATACCAGCAAAAATCATACAGAGAACCGCAACGGAAATCAGACAAATTACAGTCATTCCCATATTAAAGCCTGTTGTGAATTCTTCTGTAACAGAATTGTATGTGGAAGTCGGGAACTGAAAACCTGCAACAATACTACCGATAATTCCGACGATACCGATAATCCAAGCCATAACTTCATAAAATTTACTTTTCATCATTCATCCTCCTAAATGTTAAAACAATATAGTTTTTATTTAATCATACACTAACATTTAGAGAATGTCAACAATATGTGATACGATACTACACTACACAAGCGAATTTATGAAGTCAAGTTCCTCTTTATCTTCTGCTGTGAGTTTAGGTTTTAGGTCGATAAGTTCTTTATGTTCGCTGTAAAAATCCCGTTCGGTTTTGTCGAGCTTCTTATGCTTTGCCTTTTTGGTGCGAATTGAAATCACCTGTGTAAACAAGCCGTCACCCACTTCATTAAACAAGCCGAGAAAAGTCCACCAGTGCATATAATCGACTGTGCGTGTTTCCGCTCCTGCAACCTTATTGAGAGCAGGGAAGATTATATGTCCGTCCTGTTCCCAATCAAGCACACGAACGGGGAGCTGTTTGCCCTGCGGAATATCTCCGCCGTCAAGATACCAAGTTGCCCTGTCAAGTGCCTTTTGGTAATTTTCGGGAATTTCCTTGTAAAGGCACTCGACACACACTCGGCATTTTTCAAAATCGTTCAGATCATCGTCTGCATAGGCTTTGAAAATCAGCAGAGCAACACGGAAGTCGGAATTGATTTCGTAGTTTCTGCCGTCAACCTCAAGGCTTTTCGGCAGTAATTCAATCACTTTTTCACCTGTGAAGTGTATTTGCCGACTTTCTCATTGGAAATTTTCTGTGCCGATTCAAAATCAGCCTGCATAACAGGAATAAGCACTTCAAGGAAGTTTTCAAAAATCGGCTTACCGCCCGCAAGTGAAAGACAGTTAATTTCACCAAAGGCAACCGTGCAGACATCCGAACCGAAAATGTAGTTAATCTGTTCTCTGATGTCCTTGTCGCACTCGGTGATAAGCTGAATTGCGTCTGTGTTTTCAGCTTTTTCAGCGTTTTCATACTTCTTCTGAATCTGCTCAATATTCTTGACTGCCTCGTTGAGCCTTGCAAGAATGCCCACATCCGCGGTATTGATACGGATTACTGCGTTTTCGTCATCGCCAATCTGATACTCCTTGTAACCTCTGTCAAAAACAAGTTTCTGCATAAATCAATCCCTCCCCAAAGATTAAACCGTTGCGGTAAAGGTCGGCACTTTCTTCTCAATTGTAGCCGTACCCTGCTGTCTGTCGCCGTTAAATGCGATGTTGAACGGAATGTTCACACCGCCCTGAGCACCGCCGTAGGACTGTGGCTTTACGATACAGGTTTCAGTCCAAGCGTCATACGGACCTGTCTTCTTATCAACAAGGACTTCAAGAATTGCAGTCTTGCAGTCATCACCTGTAAGGCGGTTCATTGCAATATCCTTAATCTTTTCGTAGATTGCATCGCCTGTGTTTGCGTAATAAGTGTCTGCGTCAATTGACGGTTCATAGCCGTTATCGTTTACAACGGTTTCATCAAGAATGTTCTTGACTGTTTCTGTGTCGGGGTTGAGTTCAACGGACATATCTTCAATATCTCTGCCAATCAAAAACCACTTAGGGGTTTCACCACCAAACGAAGCGTCAATGTAGTGCATAAGATAACTTCTTTTGAGTTTACCGATATCGGGTGTTGTTGCCATAATTAAAATTCCTCACTTTCGATTTTGTAATCTGCGGTAATCTGTAACTGATACATTACATTACCAATTAAATTGCTGTCGGGTATGTCATAAAGCATACCGTTTGAACAGGTTATTTTTGTGAGCGTACCTGCAAGCTCATTGTCGCCAACCGTTACGGTAAGCGTTTGCCCCTTTGCCTGTTTTTCAAGCCACAGCTGTAACTCGTTAATAAGTCCGCTGTTGGCAAGGCGGTCATAGTCATTAACCGACTGATAAACAGCGTACAAGATGAATGTGTGCTGTCGCTCCTGATTGCCGAGAACATCAGATTTAATCAGTGTGTCGCCTGTCGGAGATAAGCCGTAGCTGTCGGTGTCAGGGGTTGTGTAGTCAATGTGCAGAACATCGTTCAGCTTTGGAAAGCTCATCACAATGCTCTGCATAAGTTCAATTATGTTCATTCTGCCGTACCTCCTGCCACTTTTGCAGCACCCTGTAAAATCTCTTTTTTATGGTCGGCTTTCATTCGTTCAAACCACATCTTGCCGGCAAGAGGGTGCTTTGCCCGAGAATAAACAAGCATTTTACCTGTGGGGTGTTTCTTCTGTCCTTTAGGGCTGAAATAGCCCACAATATCACCGTTTTCCTTAATCGGGATATTAGGACCGTAAACCTTGCCGTAGTAGAGATACCTCGCATACGGTGTGTTCTGATGAATTTCGCCCGAGCCTATAACCGTTGAGAGGGTTGCCGACTTTTCAAGCACGCCGTTTCTGAACGGTGTATAGGGTTTCATTAATCGTAAAACCGTGCTGTCAACATACTTTTGCACCTTTAATACATCGGCATTTTTGCGGACTGCAAACTTTTTATCCCAAAGGAAACCTGCCGTTCCGTTTTTTGACCTAATGACAAAATCGGGCGGTTGAACAATCCTCATACAATCACCTCGCCGAAATTTTGATGTGCTGTAAATCGGTTACGCCGTAGAGCTTTTCATCAATCGACATAACCGCATAGCACCTGTGTTTTTGCTTTAGCGTTTTAAGGCTTTGTGACACGCTCTGATGGTTTGAATTATCAAAGGTAAAATTACTCTCGCCCTTAATAATAATGTCCTGTGCGCTGTTCTGAGGGGTGCATAGCTGACCTGCAAAAAGGTTTTCGCTCGGCTTTAAAAAGCCGGGCAAAAGCCCTGCGGATTCAATCGGGATATACACCGTCACGCTGTCAGCGTTCTGCATTCCGCTTTTAAGCACATTGCGAGCCTTGTTCTCCTGCCAATGACATTCGGGAATGAAATATCGGTCATAACCCGAGCCGTTGAATCTGTAGATTGTGCAGGAGCTTTCAGGGGTAATAATCATCTGCGACCACCTCTGTACAGCAAATCGGTGTCGGCAAGATACTTGTAAATTGTGTGTCTGACAGCCTTTTTATGGGCGGTTTTACGCTCTTCTTCGGACACATAGCTTACGGATTCATCACCGACGCTTGCAGATGAAATTCCTGAATTTGCGGACTGCTTTTCATCGTTATATACAAGCTCTGCAAGCTCACAACAGCAGAGTTTTACGCTTTCGGGAATATTGTTCCCGTCAACATTTTCGCCTGTGTATGCCTTAATGAGCAGGGTTGCAGAGCGTGCATAATAATCAAAGGCGGAAACAATGACCGCCTTTCTGCCACAGAGATATTCAGAGATGTAATAGCCTTCATTGGCATAAGCGGTCATAGTAACACTCCTTTAAGCCTCTACAGCTGAATGGCAGTAGATACCTGCTTTTTTATTCTCGTAAACATCGGCAATACCGACCATACGATAACCAAACTTCCAACCGTCAGAACTCTGATTAACTGACGGCTCAATAACCTTTGTGTCAAGGTGCTTTGTGAACTGAATCGGAGCAGAGCCGTGAATAATCATAAAGTTGATATTCTTGCCCGAAGTCGCCTTTTTGTAACCGCCCTTTTCCTTGCTTGAGGATGTGCCGTCAAGCTGTTCAATTGCTGTATAGAATCTTGACTGTGGCACAAGTGTGGTATCTGCAAAACGGCTGAGAACCTCCCTTGACTTTGTTGTATCAAGATCCTGCACAAGACCGTAAAGCGGTGATGTGATGAAAAGGTGTCTGTTCTCGAAAGGAACTTCGTCCTCATCCATTTTTGTTGAGGCTGTGCGGAGAGCCTTTACAACCTCTTCGCCTGTTGTGAGAGTTGCACTCACGGACGAAATACCGCTTGTACCGGCATACTTTGCAAAGCGGAAAGCGTCAAGCTCGGGAACAACCTTTGTGCGGATAAACTCGCCCGAAAGTCTGCCGAATGCAATGCCTGCCGTTTCTGCATTATCCATTGTGTCAACCGTGAACATTCTGCCACGGTCAAAGTTACATTTCACGGTTTCGTTCGTAAGCTCAACATCGCCGTCAACATAACCGCTGTTGCGTGAGTAGTCTGCAAGACCGTCCATTGTGAGCATCGGAATGATAAGCTCGTTTGCGTTAGCGCCCTGTGTTGCAAGGTCTGACGCACCGTCAATTTTGCTTGTGAGTGCCGACTGCTTATAGACCTCATCAAGCAACGCTGTGTACTGCTTAAAAAGTGCAATTGTGTTTGCCATAATAAAATCACCTCATAGATTTAATAAAATTATTTCTTTTCGGCAGAAAGTCCCATAGCCGCACGCATTGACGCAAGCGGATTTGAGCCTGTACCGCCGTTACCTGTATCGGTTGCACCGACAGGATTCTGAAAAGGCTCATCAGACCCGAACATATAGCCGTTTTCGGACTTAACCTGTTCGAGAGCCTTTTTGATGTCATCTGCCTGATTTTTAGATGTTTTCAGGTTTTCAAGGTCAAGCAGAGCCTTGACAGCCTTTGCATTTTTCGCACCGCTCTTTGAAACAGCGGTGTCAAGAACAGAGTTAAACTCCATATCGGCAATTTTTATCTGATACTCGTTTTCCTTTGTTTCAAGTTCGCCGTTGAGCTTTTTGATTTCGCCCTTGAGCTCATCCACATTGACACCCTCAAACTTTTTGAGTGCAGTCTGCGCAGTTTCAAGCTGTGACTTGTAGTTGTCCCTTGATGTGCGGAGCTTTTCAACCTCTGACACGGTTTTGTAATTATCCGCAAAGGCTTTTTCAAAGTCTACCTTTTTATCTTCGGGAACTGTAAAGCCGATTTCGGAGAGAAGTGTGTGTATATTCTTCATAGTAAATCCTTTCTGCATTGCTTGTATTCCGCTTTGCTTGCGGTAGAAATTCAGCCGTTAAACCAACGGCAGGGTAAAATAAAAGCACCTATGCAATCAAATGCAAGGGTGCTTAATCTGCTTTTTCTGTTTTAACTGTTTTTTCTGCTTTGGTTCTCGGCTTTTTGGGAGCGTCAGACTTGACCTCTTCAGCAAAACCGCCGTCAATGAGTTGTTTGGCTCGTTCGTTAGAACATTCAAAGACTTCATTTACAGGTCGGGTAACATATCCGTTCTGTCTGTCGTTAAATGCTGTTGTTACTCTGATTTTCATTCTGTCACCACCTTTCTAAACCGGTCAAAATCGACGGGTTTAACTGTTAATCTTTACTCTTAAATGTAATCGGCAAAATCTGTTTAGGCAGGAAGTTAATTTCATAACGGTATTTGTCCACTTCTGCACCGCTTATGTCCTCTACAACATACATAGTTTCATCATTAAGACCTATGATATGCTTTTTGTATTCACCCTTTCCCGTTTCGCAGACAACCTCAATTTGGTTATCGTCATTATCGACCTGTAATGAAAAAGCGGCAACAAGTTCAAATGACGGCTTATCGGTTCTTGTGTTAATAACCGTAAGCCTGCGTATCACATTGAAATTGTCTGCTTCCTGCGAAACATTGTACGATACCTGCGTTGCCTCGGTACAGCCCACAGTAAACAGTACGGTTGTTGCAATCATAACTACCACAAGTACAATTGCTAAAATTCTTTTTCTCATAGTATCAAACCTTTCTTTGATTAATAATAAAAAAGCACTCTGATCTCTCAAAGTGCTGATTCGATGTGTTAAGTTTTGTCTTGGTAAGTTACAGGCAAGTTAAACAACAAAACCGCCCTTTTTACGGAGCGGTTAGATAAATGGGTCATTGCTAATATAGCCGTCTTCTATTAAGCTTTTAAATATATGAGCTTGTTCTTTTTCAAAAGCAGTCAGGTTTTCAGAAAAACCTATTAATTTGTACCTATGTTGTCCATTAACTACATACGGTTCAAAAACTCCAATTCCAGAAGAGAAAAAAGGTTTCTTAATAAGATTAAGGTATTTTTTATATTCAACAACTACTGATTTTGGTGCATTATCGTTTATCAAAAATGCACATCCGTATTGAATAGTACCTGTATTATCAATAGCATATTTTGCACTATGATAAAACCAATCAACGGGATTATCTATCATTGTTCAACCACCTTTAATGTCATAAATCGTTCAGTCTTTTTTTCGTAATTACCTTTATAATCTTTTACAGTTATCTCTCGTTCTCCAGCGTCAACAACTTCATATGTTGTATTCTTATCAATCAAAAATTCGAATTCAGCAGGACTATCTGAAATTTTGTATAGATAAGCTCCCTTAGTTTCCTTTGGTGCAATAATTTCCAGAGTAGTTCTCGTTGGCTTATCAATTCCACCAAATGCTAACTGTGTATCAGAACACAAGGTTGTGCTGGTAAATCCCTTCTCAGTAAATTTTTTACCAATCATTTTACGCATATCTTCAACCGATGAAGTCGCATTCGTAATAAAATCCACATTCCCCACGGACCGTTTTAATTTTAAAGGTTCGTTCAGCTTGAATTTCGATAGTTCTTTTGATATCTCATCACCAACACCATTAAGGCTACTCACATACTTTTCACCATAGCGTTTTTTAACCTTTTCAAGAGACTCTCCACCTCTTTCAAGAGCGTTGATAATGTCGTAATCACCACCTGTATATCGGTAAATAGAATGGTTATCATCTCGACTGAACGATACATCTTTATTTAGTTCATAATAATCATTCTGCCAATTTTCAAATTCTTCAACATTACTCAAAGACAGTTGTTTTGTTTCTTTAATTATATCATTATTTTCTGCCTTTTCAACAGTTTTTTTCTGAACATCTGATTTCTGACTTGTGCCTGTATCTATTTTTTTACTCTTTTTCTTTGCTTTTTTTGCTTTATCGTGCCACTCATCGGCTCGGGTTTGGGCAATGCGTTTATTGTCCTCGTCAAGACTGTATTCGGCACGGTGGTCAAAGCGTTCTGCCTTTTTCGGGAGTTTTGAGCCTAAAGCATTTTTGCCGTTTACGGTTACTCTTTCCCATTGTTCGGGAAGTCCCATAGCTTTTGAAAACTTTACATATTCGTCCTGCCTTTGAAAGTATCTGACCTTTGCACCTGTGATTGTGTCATAGTCTGCACCGCCCTGTGTAAGCAGTTCAATCTTCTGTCGGTCGGCACGCATTGCGGTTTCAAGCTGTCTTTGCTTCTGCTGTGCCTCATATGCCGTGTACTCTTTGCCGTTATACTCTTTCGGGGTGTTCTCCTCCTCGTTCATACGGTCAAGTTCTTCATCGCTGTATGTCGGGGTATCAATGCCCTTGATAAACGGCGAATAGCTGTGATAGCAATTCGCACCGCAAAGACCTGTGACCGTACCCAATCCGCAGACGGTTTCAAGCTCCTTTTTGCTGTACACTCTGCCCTGCCACACCTGATGTGTCGGTCTTGCACCACGGTGATAGCTGACCTCGAAATATTCCGTGCCGAGCTGTTCGGCATTGTCCTCGTTGACCTTTGCGACAACCTGATTAAAGCCTGTCATCAACGCCCTGCGTGCCGCCACATCAACACGATTGCTCCAACCGCTTGCATAATCAACGGTACGCAATCCACTGTCGGTCATAGCTTTAACCGCTTTTTTAAGGACTGTGTTATAATCAACCGCACCGCTTGCAATCTGCATAAGTCCGTTGTCAAGTGTATCTTGATAAAACTTTGCAAGAGGAGTAAACGAAACCGTGTTGTCGGGATTTCTGACGGCAAATCCGAGTGAGCCCGTGATATTTTTAAATTCGCTTTTGGTCTGATTTTTGACCGCCTTTACAAGTTGTTGCAACTGTTTATTTTCTGCATAAGGAATATACTCTTTGCCCTTGCTTGTATAAAGCTCCTCATTTCTTGCATATCCCGATTTCACGACTTCGTCATAGATTCTGTCGATTTCATCGTCAGACACATCGAGCGTGCTTTGAATAAGGCTGTCTATTTCATCCTTACTCACGCCCAATTCATACAAGCGGTTTATCTGCCAATCGGCGGCAGAGGTTATCTCCTCACCGTTAGCTTTCAAACGCTCCGTAAGGTCGGACATAATATTTAACTGTAAACTGCGGTACAACTGTTCCATAGCCGAGGGCAAAGCCTCAATTTCAGTCGGAGTGAACATTATTCGATAACCTCAGAGGACTGCGGAAGATTCTTTTTCGCTGTCTTTTCGTCCTCTCCATACCATTTCATACGGTACTCATCAGGTCGCATAATACCAAGGTTCAAGTCCTGAATATCCTGCTTGCGTTCGGTTTCTTCATCGGTCAGAATACTGTCCTTGAAATCGCATACAAACGAATAACCGCTTGTTGTCAGCGAATTGTAAAAGGCAAGAGCATACACCAAGTCATCAAGGCAATAGCGAAGCTGTTTCTGAATTGCCGACACGGTGTTGTACTTTCTGTCCTTTGCTGACTTAATCTCCGTAGCAGTCTTTGCAACTGTTTCGGGGTTTGAAAGGTCACCGTATGCAAGACCGACCGCAAATTCAATCATACGCAGATATGTATTCAAGCCGTCCGTAATGTCGGACTGTCGGAACGCAGGCGAAAAATCCTTGAACAGTTCTTCATCGCCCAAATCAACATCAACGGCACGGTACAAACGCCTGTTAAGTCTGTCGGATTTGCCGTCCTTTAATGCGGCAGAATCAACATGAATCGCACGCTCTCCGCTTTCAAATTCCCAGTCAAGCCGTCCGAACTGCATATCGGCTTTCTGAATGATTTCAAGTCCGCTGTCAAAAATCGACATACCGCAAGACGAGCCGTCAACCGTGTTTTTAATCGGCACTCTGAAATAACCGAACGCAGGTCTTTTCATATCGGGGTATGTGACCGCAGGCGGTAAGTCTGCCCACTCGTCAATGACAGCGAGAGGAATTTCAGTACCGAGAACCTCGGATGATGACGAACGGTAAGCCGTGTTAGTAACAGTCAAGCCCTTGTCCTTGTCAAGGCTGTGATATTCAAGCCTTGTGTAGTAGTTGTCACCGATTTTCTTAAATTCGGGGAAGATGACCTTTACAAGCCTGTGCTTTGTGTCAAACTCAATCGGCACAAAAGCATTTGCCGAGATATATTGCACCCTGTCACCGCCCAAAGGCTTGATGACCATTGCGCCTGTTGCAAGACCTGACTGTAACTCTGAATTAAGCTCCTCGGTTGCAGTTTCAAACAATTTTAACAGCGTTTCATTTGAGATGTTCACCGTCATTTCGTTAAGCGTAATGTTAGCAAACTCCCTTGTGATTGACTGCTCAAGCCTCAAACTGATGACATTTTCATCAAGCCACGGAGCTTTGCCGACATAGCAGTTTTGCCATACACCGATAGCCTTTTGCATTTCTGCTGTAATCGCAAGTCGTAAATTAAGCGCCTGCCGAATATTTTCAAGCGGAAACATTCGCCTCCACACTCCTTTCAAAAAATCTATAAGTCCCATTATTCACCTCTGCGTTTCCATACTCTGTTCATTGCATATCTGACAGCGTCAATATGGTGGTTGTCCTTATCGGGATAACCGCTGATAACATTGCCATCCTTATCACGCTCGTATTCATAGTCGAGAAACTCCTGTGCAGTATGCGGACAGCGTGTGTTATCAATCACAATCTCCCGTAAAGACTGCAACCACTTCATCGAGTAAACAACCGAACCGGGTCCTTTTTCTGCCGAACGAGCCATTAAACCGTCAGCTCTGTAATCGCCGACTGACTTCTGTTCTGCACTGTCGCAAGTGATTAAATCATTGCTTGTAACTCCGTGCTTAGTTCTGAGCAATTCGGCTGTTTCTTTGTTGCTTGTCTTGTTGCAATGTTCCTCGTCAAAAATAATGAGCTTGTGTTGACTTGGAATATAAGTCATACAATCATAGGCAAACGGATCAGGATACCAGCCCCAGTCAACTCCTCTGTAAAATCTGTCAAAGGTCTGAATTTCGTCATCTGTGACCTCACGAATAACAACATTATCAAATACATTGCCGCCTGTGCCGTTAGCAATGCCCATATACTCGTTTTCATAGGCGGTAGGGTTTGTTTCTTTCAGGAACTCTGCATCATCTATAAACGGCTTTCCGAGCCATTTTGACGGTACTGTAAGGTATGTACTCTCAATAACGAGCCTGTCTTGACGGGGAATTTTAACATACTTGTTCGCCCAGTTCTGTGCAGATTTCGGAGGGTTGAACGATTTAAATTTAAAAGCCGTGTCACCGCCGCGAATCACCGACTGTTCAATCTTTCTGACAGCTTCCTCGCCCGTGAACTGGTCAAGTTCTTCAAACCACACAACGCCGATATAGCCGAACGGTACTTTGATTGATTTAATCTTGCCCGGATCATCTGCTCCACGGAAGTATATTTTCTGTCCTGTGCTTACCCTCGTGATTTCGAGAGGTGACACGGTGCAGTTAAACTCGCTTTCAAGACCGAGAGCAGAGATTGACCACAAAATCTGCTGATACACCGAACTGCGCAGAGTGTCGGCTACCTGACGAAAAATACAGGCGTGCATATCCTCGTTCTTCATAAGCAAATCAATAACATTCAGACTGACGAAAGACGATTTTGTTGAACCTCTTCCGCCGGGGAAAACATATTCCGAATGTTCTTTACCCTCAATATCAAAAAGCACCGACGAAAACGACGGTGCAACCATATTAGCCGGTATTCCTTTGTACTCCGAACCGTCACTCTTTGGCGGTTCAGCCTTTTTGCGTTCAATGTCGAGATAGGCATTGTCGAGCTTGATTTTATGATTTTCAAAAACATTGTCACGGATAATATTTCTTAATTCTTTAATGGAATTAACATCACCTGTTTTAGCCTTTTTGAGAAGTGCCGCATTTACAACGAGCAAATTATTGACCAAATCTTCGTCAATCTCATCAACATTAATTCCCATATCAATAAGCATTTCCCAGTCGGCAGGAGTGTTGGCAGGCAACGAAAGTAACATATCCATAACCTGTTTCATACTCTTTTTACGGCGGCGTGACTTGCCCGAAGCCTTACCGCCCTTTGCTCCGTTTTTCACGGCTTCATCACGGCTTTGGTCAGATGTAAACGGTATTAAATTTTTCTCATTGGGCAATCACCTCACCTCTTTTATCTGATTTTCCCTCACAACACAAAACCGCCCACAGCTGGAACTATGAGCGGTCTGTGCAATTTTTATCTTAGGAGAGTTCTACATATGTCCTGTTTGTCAAACTTTCATAATACCATTATACGCAGGGTGAGGGTGACATTCAATGACATTCCAAAATAATTTTACGAGAAATCGAACTTTTTTCGGAACGCCTGTAACGCTTCGCCGTGCAATCTCAGAGTATGCCTTACGCTCATTTCCATACTCTCGGCAATATCCTCCCACCTCTGACAATTTATGTAATACTCGGTCAAAATTGCAATGTAACGGTAATCGTCAAGTGCGTTGATTTTACTGCGGATTTCAGTTTTCAACCGCACAAGATTGTCAATTTCCCGATTGATTTCAGTCTGCAGGTCTGCAATCCTGTCAACAATCCGCATAGGGTCATTCACTCCTGATGTCTTAACAGGCTCGTTCTGCTTAACCGATACCTGTGCAATATTCAGCCTAAGTTTCGACAGCTCGTGTTCCTTCGTTCTGATCAGCTTATCCGAAACCCTGACCGAATATAAATAATCTTTAACTGTCAATCCGTATCACGCTCCTGTTTCATTTTTGCACCGCAATAGGGACAATATGGATACAAATCAATGTCCTCGTAAAAAGTGAGAAAGTTGCCACACTCAGAACATAAATAATTTGCATAACCGACACCCTCGCTGTCATATTCCCAACTTCCGTGCTTAATCTCTTGCATATCACACACGGTTGCTTCGTTGGGTTTACTACCGTCAACTTCGATAATATGCTTAACTGTTTCGGCATTTCGTTTTGAATTAAAGTATATCGTGTTTACACTACCGTCTGCGAACGGTATATCCAAAGCATAATCACCGGATACCTCACGGATTTTTAATATTTCTCTCATCATTTTTCACTCTTCTCAACAGGCTGATTCCAACAACTATAACAGCTAATATACACGTCACCTTTTTTTGTTTTTGCACAACCCGAAACAGCTCCTAATTTTTTTAGGCAAACCTTTGGTACTCCGTGATCAAGCTCTGCGTTCGGATAGTTCTTCAAGAACTCCGTAAGAAATGTCTTTTGCGGATGTTCGTCACTCCACTTCTGAACAACTTCGATTGCTTTTTCGGGATAATATATTTCAAAGGTTGGACACGATAAACCTTCACCGTTGTTATTACTACACAAAGGACAGTTGCTACACTTAATTTTACACAGTCCGTTCTTTGTTCTTTTCGTCATCCGCAACTTCTCGGTGAAGTAGTTTGTAGTTTTCGTACAATCAATCATTTTCTTTATTCTCCTTTAATTTTTCGGTTATTCTTTTGGTTAAGCCGTTTTCGTTGGTTAGGCATTCTAAGGCTTGGAGGGCATTGATTACGGTTTGCTCGTTGGTTTGGGACTGATACATCTTACGGACGAAGTCGGCGCTTTTCTTTACATTATCCATAATTCTTTGCGAAAGCATACGGTATTCGTCTGCGTCGTTTCTGTCACGCTTATACTCCGTTCTGAGCTTGTCCTGCCATTCAAGGCAGATGTTTATGTCCCAGCCTTTATGACGGTTGTTGTAGCCTACCTTTGCAAGCCTTGAAAAGTATTTATACTCGGGTGGAGGAAAGCTTGAGTAATCAAGCTGACCGTCAATCGCCTTATCTTCAAGCTGTTCAAATACCTGTGGATTGCTGAAATCATATTTTTTCATAATATACCTCTTTCGGAGGGTAGTGGAGGGTTTGGGGCATTTTTAAAGAACCCTTTCTATATATAATATTATTTATTTTTTCTTATACGAAAGGTTATAAAAACCCTCAAACCCTCCACCACCCTCCACCTCAACAATCTTTAAAAAGAGAAATGCCGTTGAAAAAGTTATAGTTTTTGCCTCTTACCTTTTCAAATCGTTTGGCAAGTTCGGTGCTGAATTTGGTATTTGACATACAATATTCGTTGTTATCCCCTGCCCAGCTTGTATAGGCAGCATAGAGCGTGCTTGCCTGAACCGAACCCTCTAACACACATCTGTCCTCGATAAAGGCGGAAATGACATCCATTTCACGCTTGTACTCTCTCACGCTCTGAAGAACGGCAGACGGCATTTTCAAGCCCTCCTTCTGCCACAGAATACAGCCGTCAATACACCATTTAAAAATTGCGGTCATTTCGGCTTTGAGCTTATGCGTAAGGTTCTTATCAACCTTATCCTCGGGAATCTGAACATTGAACGGTATCATATGTATTCTTCTCCATATGCCCGTGTCGGTACCTCGGATAATCGGTTTATGGTTTGTCGCCATCCACAGCTTAAACTCGGGCTTGAACTCAAATTCCTCGCTGTACAGCTTTCTTGCCGTTACGGTATCGTCACCCGTAAGCTGTTTGAGAAGTCCCTCATTAATTCGCACGCCCTCGTTCGGCTCAACCGAGGTGACAAGCCTTGCACCCTTTAACCGTGCAATGTCGCTGTTTATGGCACTGCTCTGAGAGTTTCTTACCATAATTGTTTCAGGCTGAATGTTTGCGGCATAATCGCCGAATACATCACGGATAACATCAATGAATGTACTCTTGCCATTTCGTCCCGTGCCGTAAAGGAAGAATGCACATTGTTCAGCCGTTGATCCTGTCAGGCTGTAACCGACCGCCTTTTGAATGTAGCGAATAAGCTCCTTATCGCCTGCAAAAATATCATCAAGAAATGCAAGCCAACGGGGACACTCTGCCGTTTGAGAGCAGTCAACCGAAGTTATCTTTGTAAAATAATATTCGGGATTGTGTGCCCTCACTTCGCCGTTTTTAAGGTTAATAATTCCGCTTGGGGTATTTAATGCCATGCGGTATTTATCCATTTGTGCCGGAAGCACGGGGATATGGTGTTCAACCTCGTTGAGCATTGCTTTTTTTGACTTGTTGGAACGGCTTGCTTTCATATGCTTTTCAAATGCTTTTGACATATCTCCGCCGCTTTCCTCATCAGCCTGCAAGTATAGCTTTGCCTCGGCTTTCATAGCCTCAACGCTCTTGTCTGCCATTCTTAACACAACTCCGATATTGTCAACACACCACTTCATAGAATTGTAGTAGTACCATTTTTTCTCTGTATAACAATACCTTACATTATCACCGAATAAATCAACAAACCTGTCAGCATTGCCCATATCGTCAAAGGTGTAGGCACGCATTTTTTCTTCGTCAACCGCTTGAACAGCCTTGCCGTCACCGATTGAAATTGAGTAATCGTTACGCTGTTTTGGGTTATAGGTCTGCGTACAGCCCGACACAGCCTTTTGCAGGGTTATAATGCCGTAGGTTGTGCCGGACTGCTTTCTGTCCCACTTATCACGCATCAAGCCTGATTGTCTGAAAATCGAATCCATCTTGTCGGTATCGCAACCGCACCAGAACGCAAGCATATTGCAGAACGCCATATCAGCCTCGCTCTGTGACGCATAAGCCGAAAAGTCACCGCTGTATAAGGCTCTGAAAAGATTGCCGTTTTTGGCATTGCAGGCAGCCCTTACGATATCCTCAACCGTATTGAGATTAACCTCAATGTTACGGAGCTTAGGCTGTGGCTCTGTTGCCTTGCCGAGATATTTTGAATGTAACGGCTTTATGCTTTCGGTGCAATCGTTTATGTAGGCATATTCCGAGCAGTAATCGCCTGTCACAACGAAAAATCTGCCGTTTTCGTACATTTCAAAGCCGCCCGAATCATTCTTAGCCTTTCTTCTGCCCTCGGGAAGAGTTCCCTTACAGATTATGTGAACACCTGTTTTACTCTGCGAAAACTCGGTATAACTTTGCAAAGTGTTCACAAACTCGCTGATTATGTTGTCAGCTCCGCCGTTTTTGTAGTCCTCAATATCGTTTGGCATATCGTCAAGGTCAACACCGAAGAACGGTGAATTTGAGAACATAAAGCCTATGCCTGAATATTTGACGGATTCTCTGACTGCTGTTTCAAAATCTGACCAAGTGTCCGAGTTATTCGGCATTGCAAAGCCACCCGTTCTTGGATTTATCGGTTTCTTTGAAATTCCGCTGTGCGATTTCGGATCTGGATATGACTGCCAACACACCCAGTTTTTGTAACCTTTCAATTCCTCGGGAACTGCAAAATATTTATTTTTATTTGGGTTTAAATTTGTAAAGCCCATTTTTTCACCTCCATATATGGGTATAAATACGGTGAAAATTGCATTGTTTTATGCAATTCCCGAAGAAAATTTTTTAAAATCAGAACGGTAAATCATCATCGAGCGGCATATCTTCAAAGCCCTGATTTGCTGTCTGTGCAGGCGCATAACTCTGCTGTGGCTGTGCATAGGCTGTTGCCGTGCCGTTCTGCGACTGCTTGAAGGTATGCTTTACTGTCGGACACTTAGTCAGATTGAGCCAGCTTACTCGCTCTTGCATTTTACCGTTGTATTCTTCGTGCTTAACGGTTACACGAACAGGCTTTTTCACAAGCTCACCGAGGAACTGTTCAAGGCTGTCATAGTCCTTACCGTCGGGAAGTCCTGCCGCCTTGCCGAGAGCCATAATCTGACCATAGCTGTATCCCTTGACCTGCAAGTCTGCGTTTGTAGGCTCTTTCTTCTTCCACAATGTATCAAATATATATCCGTTTTTATAGTTCTGCTCAACATCATTTCTGATTACCATTGAGATGTTCAGATTTTCTTTGCCATTCTTTGTTACTCTCTCCTCAACCTTAGCGATAAGGCACTCATAATCACCCTCAGGCTTGATTGAACTGCCCTGTGTTGCTTCGTTCCAGTTTGATTTAAAACCCATGATTATTCCTCCAAAATTAATTTAATTGCTTCATTGGCACTTCTGCATATTCCTGCTACCGCACCGTTGAGTTTCATCACCTGTATGAATTTCTGCTGTTTTTCGGTAGGTCTGCCCTTGGGTGTTTTAACCTCGATAAAGACCGCCCTGCCGTCTGATTTTCTGACACCGAACAAATCCGAAAATCCGGGCGGAACTCCCGTATTGAAATATCTGCCGTCCTTTGTAAAGCCTGCACCTACATTTATACGGAAAATATCGCAGTACGGTGCAATTGCAATACGGATTTTGTTCTGAATTGCGTGTTCTTCTGTCAAGCTATCATACCTCTCTTTCGTGCCTGAAAATATGCCCAGCCTGTTTTGTAGCCGTGGCTTTTTGCGTATGCAAGCAAGTCCGCATAGCTGTGGCAATCCTCGGGTGTGCTGAAATCAAGCTTAAAGCCCTCAACCTTAATAAGCTTTGCGGTAGTGTCGGTTTCAACGGTTCTTTCGGCTGTCGGGAAAACATAACCGCAATGTGGACACACGGCTTTCTGTCCTGCCGGCGGTGCTGAAAATGTAAAGAAACATTCGGGACATTGTCTGACCTTTTCCTCCTGCTCCTTTTCAACCTTTTTGACACTCTGCTTTTTGCGTTTTTCAAGCGTCCATTCTCGGTCGTCATCAGGCATTCCGTGCCTTGCATAGTTGCCCACATGGTCAATGATTACCGCCCTTTTGTTTGGCTTATAACGCATACATCGCATTGACTGCTGAATGTAAAGAGTAAGACTGTGAGTAGGTCGAAGCAGAATTGTACATTCGCAGTCAGGCACATCAAAGCCCTCTGAAATCAAATCAACATTGCAGAGGATTGTAATTTTGCCGTTTCTGAAATCGGCTATAATCTGTTCTCTCTGTGCCTTTGGAGTAGCTCCGTCAATATGCTCGGCTGAAATTCCTGCGTCACGGAATGCCTTCGCTGTTGCAAGACTGTGCTTTACCGAAGAACAGTAACAGACGGCTTTCTTACCGTCTGCAAGCTGTTTGTAATATTTGATAACATCACCGAATACCGTGTTTTTAATCATTGCCTTTTCAATATCCGCTGTTACATATTCGCCCATTTTAGTATGTAAACCCGTAAGGTCGGCGACACTCGGAGCGTAGTAGTCATACGGGGCAAGGCAGTTATGCTCAATGAGCCATTTTGTACTCACCCCGATTATGAGCTTGTCGTTGACATCGCCCAAACCGTCACCGTTTAATCGGACAGGTGTTGCGGTGACGCCAACCCTCGGAACATCTGAAAAATGTTCGTAAATGCGTTTGTAGCTTTGTGCAAGGCTGTGATGATTTTCGTCTGTGATGATAAGTGCGGGTTTTGGCAGTTTCTTCAATCTTCGTGTAAAGGTCTGCACCATACCGATTTGGCACAAATCCATAAGCACACCCCAGCGGACAAAGGTTCTGAATATTTGGTCAACAAGCTCTCTCCTGTGAACAAGGAACAGCACTCGTTTCCCGTTCCAAGTTGTTCGTCTTGCAATTTCTGCGACAATGCAGGACTTTCCGCCGCCGCAACCGAGAACTATACAGGGAGCTTTGTAACCCTCTCGCCAAGCCTGTCTTACCTGTTCAACAAGGTCATTCTGATACGGTCGAAGTTGCATTGTCTGCACCCTCTCTCTGCTTTTCCTGTTTCTTCTGCTTTATCAGCTTTGCAACACACTGCATACAGAGCTGTCTGCCGTAATTTTTTGTTGTGCCGTCAATGATCTGTTTAACGGTGCGTTTACCGTCCGAAAGTATCGGTGCTTTGCACTCATCACAATACTGTTCGGGTTGCATTGAATAGTATGTTCTCAATGCTTCATCAACAATTTTAAGGTCATTTGATATGTACATTGAATCAAACAAGCCTATCGGACTTTTACAGGTATCGTTACCGTCCGTTTGTGTTGCAAAAAGATACTTGCCGTCAACGACAACAGTTTTTAAAACCGTGGTAAACATTCCCTCGACCGAGATTTTTTCGTCAAGCAACTTGCCGATTGTTTTAGCTTTCTGTCTGCCGTTTTCGTCGGTTTCAATATGGCTGAGAAAATAAACAATCGTGTCATTCGGGAGAGTTTCAACCTCTTTCACAAGCTCCCAAAAATTTTTACCGATATCGGTAAACTTCTGAAAGCCTGTTTCCTTGGCTCTTCTCATATACTCGTTAGCCATGAGATACTGTGCGTCATCAACTGCAATCGACTTGCATTTCTGCTTTTTGATAAAGTCCTCAATATCAATGTAGTTATCGGAATTGATTGAAGAAGTAAATTTGGTTCTGAACGGAAGTGATTTTCCGTTCACATTTACAAGAGCAAGTTCATTTGCTTTGAAATTTCTTAAAGAGGCAGATTTTCCGCTGCCTGAATATCCTAAAACCAATACAGGTAATCCCATAAATAACACCTCACTTAATACTTAATGACTGCTTTGATTCCATATGGACGAAGGGGATTTCTTCGCCCTTTTTGCAGAGAGCCTTGACATCATTCTTTTTCACTTCGGGCATATTGTACTTTAAGAGGTGGTCAAGATTGTGTTCCTCCGCCCACTCAACAAATGAAATTTCATCATCAACAACAAGGCTCGGAGCGTTCTTTTTAAGCGACATAACCGCTCTCGGCATATCAATCTTCTGTCTGCCGAGTGCCTGCATTGACTTAAACAGATAGGTTTTAAGACTCTCCGCCTGTTTTTCTTTTTGTGACTGTCTTTTTGCAATTGCCGCCTTTTCGGCTTTAAGCATTTTAGCCTCGGCAAGAAGCTGTTTGTAGTAGATTGCAATGCTCTCGGCTTTTTCGTCAAATTCGCCCTCAATGCCCGTGAGAGTATCGAACCACGCTGTCAACATCTTGTTGCGGTATGCGTCCACATTGGCAATAATATTACCGTCATCATCAATCGGCATTCCGTCTGCATTCGTATCAGGTTCCCATTCGTTGATAGCGTCAAACTGATTAAATAAATCCGAGTACATCTCGGTAAGCTCATAAAGTTTCATTGTTGCTCCCCCTTAAAGATTTATGTTTTGTGTGGCAAGCGCCTCTATTAAATGTTCAACCTTGCCCTTGAAAAATTCCTTCTCCTGTGACTGCTTGGCAAAATCGAGCATACGGACAAAGCTGTCATATGCGATTGAAAAATAAGCCTTGAAAACATCCTTGTCATCCGATGAACCGTCAGCCGTCTGAACATTTTGCAGTCTTTCTTCGTACTCCTCTTTCTGTTTGCGAAGAGCCTCCTGCTTTTCGTCCTCAAGCTGTTTTCTGACGATTTTTTCATTATTGCGATACTCCGCTTCGAGCTCGTCATAATGCTTAATGTTCTCTCTTTCCAAAGCCTTAATCGTTTCGTTAAGTCTGCGTTCATTGTCGCTCGGCTCTGCAACGGCAACTTCGATAGGACGGCTTTCAAGCTCCTGAACTTTATTCGTCAGCTTGAAATTTTTGTTCTTTTCCTCTGCAAGCTGATTTTCAATATTGCGATAGCTTTCTTTTGAAGTGTCCGCCTGCTGCTTGTAATAGTCGGCGTCTTTCTTAGCGTTATTGAGCTGTCTGCAATAGTCAATGCTCTTGTCGGTTGCCTCCTGCTTTTCAGCTTTAAGGCTGTCAATTTCAGCCTTTAACTGCTTGACCGTTGTGTTTTCAAGGTCAAGTTTTTCGGCGATTTCAGCCTGTTCGGGTTCGCTTATGGTAGCGAGCAAAGCAAGTTTTGTAACACCTAAATGTAAACTCGAGTTTACATTTTGAGTGTTTATATTTTCGATTATCGAAATATACTTATGAGCCTGCATTCTGCTGAAACCTACCTCTGTTTCGCAATAGTCCTCAAAGTTCTGATATCCAAGCTCCTTGTACAGCTTGTTGTCACGCATTGTTTTAAGTCCGTTGCACATATCCCATATGTTCTGCTGTGCAAGGTTTGCGCTGACAATTATCTTCTGATGCAGTTCAATTGCCTGCTTATGCTGTTCGCTTACTGTTATTTCTGACATTTTTTATATCCTCCAAAAATTCAGCGTATTGCTTTTCAAATTTCTTGATTTCATCCGGCTTTTTAAATCCGCTGTCACGCTCATTTTTGTAACCGTGGCACTGCATTATTTTCAATGTTTCGGGATTTACTTCAATCGTAAAAAACGGGATTTTCGGTTTATCTTTATGACGAATGAAAAGTATTATCGTGTCACCTCTTGCGTGCCGCCTTACATATCCGCCGACGCAATGCTGTAATATTCTGCCCTCTGCTATTATTTCTTCACCGCTTTTTGGGGCAAGCATTATAAGGCTGTCTGTGCTCATCAGCAACGGAGAAAGTGTCTTTGCCATTTTTGCAATCTGCTCCGTTTCTTCTTTGTTTGCATAGAAAGCAACCTTTTCAAGCGTTCTGTCGTGAGCCTCTTCAAGATGAGCCGGCATTATTTCTTCGATACCCTCGGGAAGTTTTTGGCAGTTATCAAGATAATCCTTCCACAGCATTACTCTCCGATTGTTTTTGCCGTACTTTAGAATCTGTCTGTATGTAAGGTTATTTTTGTGAAGTTCATCTACAGCATAAGTACCGAGCTTTGACAGCTTGCTTATGAACTCGCTTGCCATATGAATGGTCGGTTCTTCCTTTATCACACTGCGGTAAAGTTCAATTGCACTTGAATCATAATCTGCGAAAAAGTGCATATCCTCCTTACGACATTCGAGCATTTTAAGCAGATTGGTTTCTTTCCAATGAATTTTATTGAGTGAAAGTTTGCCGTCAATCAAAAGCTCTGCAATATGCTCAAAACCGCCTTTAATCAGGTATTCTGCATTATTGTGCCTTACATATATATTCAGCCATTTGAGAATCCCTTGAACCGTATATCTGTTTGAAAGCTCATCCGCACACGAATATCTAAGATCCGTATCGGTTATTACATCGAGATTTAAAAGTACGGTTGAGCCCCAGCCTGAATACAAGGTTTTTTCTGACGGACCCCAATACCACGCTAACCCCTGTGAAGCAGAAGGAATAATTCCGTCTGTCTTCAGCGGATAAAATGATTTATCATACCAGCGATATGCAAATCTTTGCGTTGCGTGCTGTTCATATACATAAAGATATTCATCCGAAAAAGTATATCGGGGCATCATTTCGACAGGATTTTCGTTGTAAATATCTTCCGAAAATCCCTGATAAGCCGTTACAAATCTGATGTACAGCCTGCCGTCAACAGCAAAGCAAAAACCAAACTTGCGACTTCTTTCAAGTTTTTTTCTGCCGTAGTGCAGGGCTTTTGCTTTTACGCTTTCCTTGCAATGACCGCAGACAAATTCCTGATTATGACAAAGTCGGAGCTGTTCGCCGATGTGCCAGCTTTGACAGCTTGTGCAGAAATAGTCGCAGGTTCTTTTGCTTTTATTTTCGTAGAAAGCATACTGCGGAAAGTACATTGCTATCTGCTTTTCATGTTCATCTGTCAGGTCAGGAATCTTATTAAGCAGGCTGTCAGGATTTTTAATCATGCTGACACCTACCAATCTATAAGATTGCCGAGGTCAAGAATAACAGGATCTGTTTTCTGCTCTGCGACATCAGGTTCTTCAAGCTCGTATTCAGACATATGTATCTGCATTGTGAAAGTAACCTTTGCTCCGGGGAAAATCTTACCGACAATCTGCTGATACACATCAAGGTCGGAAACTGCAGTGGGGAGCTTCTTTCCCACTTCGTCAATCAGGTTTTCAAGGTTTTCTGCAGCCGTAACGGCTCTTGCAAATTCCTCGTTCTGCTCTGAAAATTCGCAGAGCATTTTCTTTACCGGCTCAAGAATTGCTTTAGATTTATGGTCTTTAAGATTTTTTTTGTTGCACAACTTGATTTTTTCTGTTGCAGAGGATATAATTGAATCAGGTTTATTGTTCTTTGTGCTTGTGGCATTCACAGTGTCGCAGGCACTTTTTTTATTGCTCATTTCTTCACCCCCACACATTCAAAACCGAAGGATTCGGGTTCTGATGATTCATACATTGAAAGTTTTTCACAGAGTTTAGTATTCTCGTTCTTATAACCTCTTAATGCATATTGAGCGTTTGTGCAATTTTCTTCGGTTTGGGATTTGTCAATGCGAGCTTTTTTTAACTCATTTTTGAGATTTTTGTTTTCTTCTCTTAACTCCTTAACATTTTTGAGCAGTTTTCTGCGTGTCGGGTAGTTTCTTAAATGCCACATTTGTTAATGCTCCTTTATGTATTGTCTGATTTCTTCCTTATCAAATCGCCAAAGCTTTCCGATTTTGTGGGCAGGAAGAACGCCCCTTTGTGCAAGCCGTGTTATGTAATCAACATTAAGTGCAAGCAACCGTGCCACATACGGCACATCAATTATCACCGGCACTTCATCCCAATTGATGATAGGTCTTTCTCTCGGCATATGTACACCTCCTATTTTTCGTTGGTAATTTTGTCTGAAACGATTTCGACTGATTCAACATCAGCAACGCTGAGAGCCAGTTTGAGCAGTACAACCTCGCTGACCGTTCGTGTTATCTGATAGCTTGTAACATACGGAATTTCTGTTCCGTCAATTTCAAGAAGAAACTTGTCCTTTGTGTCAATAAGTTTAAGTTTTGCCATTTTCTCACCTGCTTTCTGTTTTACCTATCTTGATTTCTACACCTAAAGCCGTTAAGAGCCTGTCGGCATTTTCAAGAGATATGCTCTTTTTGCCTTTTTCCCAATACTGAATAGCTCTTTTAGTAAAGCCCGATTTCTTAGCAAGCTCGCTTTGTGAAAGACCTTTCTGTTTCCTGCTTTTAAGCAATATTTCAGCAAACTCATTGATGTGCATTGATTTCACCAACTTTCTATGATATACTATATGTAGTGATGAACAGCAATTCATTACACTATATAATGAAAGTGAGGTGTGTATTGTGCTGAGCTTTAAAAAATGGTTAAGCAAACAAGTTGTTATCGGTAGTGATGTTACATACAATACAGCTAATGACATAATCGCCGACAATAATTTTCCTGAGAGCGTTTGCAAATTTGTAATGCTTGATTATCTTGAAAAAAATGCCGATGATAATACAATTGTTGCTTTTGATGATTTTTACAGAGACTATATTAAATACATCACTCAGAACACCTACCCTGTGGATTAACAAACAACACAACTGTTCCCACAGGATATCTTTTATCCACATTCTTTGCTTTGTGTAATACACCGTACGATTCGGCAGTTGTATAACTATCTACATCTTCCCTATTGCTCAGCTCTTCTACCAACTGAGCGGTAGGGATTTTCTTTAATTCTCCCATCTTCTCACCTCTTTAGTTTTGGTTGGGTTATAAGTTCTTCGAGTTCTGCGATACGCTTTGTAAGAGCACCGAGGTTTCGGTAAACTTCAAGCATATCCGCCGTGTAATCAGGCACTTTTTCCTCAACGATTTTCATTCGTTTGTTAAGGTTGTCAAGTGCGCCGTACACATTAAAAATTTCATCTGTATGAGTGTTAGCCATATAAATCATCTCCTTACGCTGTTTTCTGTGAATAAAGCAATGTGTTATTGTTTTAAACGACCTTGTATGGTAATATTAAACAAAGGAGTGGTACATATGCTTGATAAGAAGTGCAGAAAGATTGTAAAATGCTGTTTAAAATATTATCCTGACGAAAGAATTATTCAAACAACAGATTTACAAAAACACCTAAATTTCAGCAAGATTGAAATACGCTATTGCTGTCAGAGATTGAATAAATTAGGTTTCTTTGATTCATTTCAAACTTCAATAGAAGACACGGTTCATTTTGTTCCGAGTTATAAATTGTTTAATTATAAAGAACACGAAAGAACGAAGATTAAAGAGTTTTTGATAAACTCCGTAGCAATACCCGTCATCGTGTCAACACTATCAAGCATACTAATAACGCTGATAACACTGATGATATCAGGGATACTGCAATAGATGTAAAAATCGGGTGTTTCATTAACCATTCAAGGATAAACACCTTATCTCACCCCCTTAGTTTTGGTTGGGTTGCAAGATTTTTATTAAGTTCACGAACCGTGTACTTAATTTGTAAAAAAAAGTTCCTCAATTGTAGTATTGAGAAATCTCGCTATTCTCAACTTAACCTCATCACGAGGAATTCTCTGACCTGTTTCATACATTGATAATGCGGATAAGCTGATTTTTACTGCATTTGCAAAATCTTCTCTTGAGATATTCTTGCTTTCTCTCAAGGTCTTGATTTTCTTGCCTATTACAGAAGCGTTCATTTTTAATCACCTCCTTGTCAAGTTCACATATCGTGTACCATTATGTTATCACAAGAATTTATGTTTGTCAACACATTTTGTGAAAAATTTTTCTTGATTTATTTCACAGTTCGTGTTATTATGTAGTAAAGAAAATTTCACAAGGAGTGATTTTATGTTCTCCGATGTACTCAGACAATTAAGGTTAAATGCAAGCCTAAATCAAGAAGAACTCGCTAAGAAATTAGGTTGTTCTAAAAGTGCTATCAGTATGTATGAAAATGGCACAAGGGAACCTAACCTCGAAACATTAGAGGCTATTGCCGACTATTTTAATGTTGATATGAACACACTTACTGATTCAAAAACTTCTGCTGAACTTAATTCAGAACTTCAGGAATACCTTGAAGAACTTAAAAACAGAAGTGAAATGCGTATGCTGTTCAGCCTTGCAAAAGGTGCTACAAAAGAAGATGTTGAAAAAGCTGTTCGTATCATTGAGGCATTGCAAAAGGATGAATGATTATTGGGCGATATTTATATTAGAGGAATCGAACTGCCGCTGACTGTAAAAGGTGTTACTGTTGTGGATTCAGACGGTAATTTCAATGTTTACATAAATATTTTATTAAGTCATGCTGTTCAGCAAAAAGCAACAAAACACGAATTAAAACATATTAAATCAGAACATTTTTATGATTATGAGCCTGTTGTTTATAACGAACTTGAGGCTAATGCAATATGAATTAGGGTGATTGTAATGGGTAAGGAACAAAACACTTTAGCTTATACATTAAAACGCTGTAAGAAATACAATAACGACACCTTTCAGATGTTTGCAAAAGGCTGCAATTACTGTTCAAAATACGGTAACGGCAAAATTTATTCAATAAGCGGTACATCCGATAAATACCCTTCTATGATGACTATTCCCGAGGATCTTGTCATTGGCAGATGTCCTCATTGTGACAGAGCTATCTCGTTTGGTGTGCATTTTCCGGAGCTTGAAGATTTAGATAAACCGCTTTCTAGTAGTGAAGTCAAACAACTTGAAAGACAGAGAGGTAAAACTATGGCAAACAATTCACTTATAACATTAAACTGCCCGAATTGCGGCAGTCAGCTTGAAGTTAATTCTACAGAGATGAAAACCAACTGCAAATATTGCGGCACTCAAATTCTTATTAAGGATTTCATTACCGAACGCAGAATTGATAAAAATGACAAAATAAAGGCACTTGAAGATTTGGTAAACAATGCGGCAAATAACGGCGATTATGCAAAGGCATATAAGTACAGCGAAGATATTTGCAAGCTCGATTCATCAAATGAAAACCTTGTCAAGATGAACCTTTTCGGCTTTATGGCAGGCAAGATTGATTTTAACAGTTCATTGCTCGATGATTTGTACTCGTTTTCTCCCGATGAACACAGAAGCTACCTCAGCAGGATTTTAGGGGCAGTCAACACCCGTAAGCAAAACGATCTTGACAAGGCTCTCAAAATTGCCAATGAGCAGAGAAGAAAAAACGAGGCGGCTCAGATTAACAACAAATATACCCCTGTTATTTTTCAGATAAATACCGAGATAAACAAGATGAAGCAAAAGCGTTGCAAGTGCGGTCATATGCTTGAATACAACGAAAATGTTTGTCCAAGCTGCGGTATGAATTACGGTGACTATCAAACTGAACTCACTCGTATTAAAAAGGAAAAGAACAAAAAAATGGTAAAATTGGGCATAATCATCGGCGTGCCTGTTGTAATTGCCATAGTCGTTTTTGCATTTGTTTACAACGCAAATCTTGTGAACAATATAAATACCGCAATTGACAGCAAGAATTATACAAAAGCCGAACAGCTGATTGACGGCTATCAGGAGGCTAACCCTACACGAACAGATGTTTATGAACTCTACGCCGACCTCTATCTTGCAGAAAACAACCCCGAAAAAGCCATTGAAAAGCTTGAAGAAGGAATCCGCCGTGTTTCCTCATCAGGCAAAAAAGATTTGCAAAATAAAATTGACGCAATCAAACAGGAATATAATTTGGAATAATCCCATGTCAAACCGTTGCCACAGCACCATACACCGACAGTCATGGTCTGCCGATTAAATAGAATAAATGAAAAAGACCGCCCACAGCTGGCACTATGAGCGGTCAAGGGATAAAATATGAGTAAAAAGAACAGTAAAACACCGTATAACACGGCTAATGAATTCAGATATAGCAAACAATATAATAACACTACCAACGAATATATTCAGAATCGCTTAATTGCTCAAATTAGGTGGTACGGTGATAAAAGCAGAAAAGAGCAAAAACGCTATAAACAGTTATCTGTTGTTTCTATAATTGTAACAGCAGTCATACCGATATTTACACTACTACTTGATTTTGATTTCATAAATACATTTGCTAAAATTGTAATAGCAGTTCTTAGTTCGTGTGCAAGTGTTATTACCGGAATAAACACATTGTATAAGCATAAAGAACTTTGGGTTCAATACAGAACTAATTGTGAACTGCTAAAAAGTGTCCTACATAGATTTTACACACAGTCTGATGAATTTAACGGTAAAACAGAGGAAGAAGCGTTTAAGATATTAGTATCAAGTTGCGAACAATATTTTGTAAAGGAATTTGATAACTGGAATAACATTTACTCCTCAATAGGATCTTCTACAAGTTCATAAGATTTTTCAAAGATGTCAGGTTTACAGGGATACTTTTCGCCCCTTAATCCGGTAATGATATAATCTCCTACACTTGCTTTCATATCACCCTCAAGTGTATGGATAATCATTTCTTTGTCAGTCTGATATGCTTCAATTACAATTGGTTTTTTACGATATTTTTTAATCTTTTGTTCCATTTTTACAACTCCTTAATTTATTTTTAGAAAGGATGATTATATGCCCAGTTTAAAAACATACGATATATTTATTAGTCACGCTTGGAAATACGGAGAACAGTATACCGACTTGATGGATTTGCTTGAAAAAGCACCTAATTTCAACTTTAGAAATTATTCTGCTCCCTCAGATAATCCATTGAAGAACCTCAACAACACTGATGTTAAAAACAAATCTGAGATTACAAGTGCTATTAAAAGGAAAATCAAACCCGTTAACGCTGTTGTAGTAATATCAGGAATGTATGCAAACAACAGAGAATGGATGGAAAAAGAAATAGAAATAGCTCAGGAATACAGCAAACCAATCATTGCAGTAAAACCTTGGGGTAATACTAATGTTCCTACATACATTCAAAATGTATCGGATGTAATCGTTGCTTGGAATACATCCAGTATTGTTGGTGCAATAAGAGAATACTCTCTGTAAATTATTATAACCGAAATAATTATTTTTGTAAAATAAGCAAATTTGTAAAAATTGTACAAAAGAGAAAATTAAAAATGAATATATATACAAAACCGCTCTGCTCGACTGGTCCTCGAACAGAGCGGAATCATCCACACAGGGTGCAGATGATGCAGTTTAATGCAAGATAATTGTATCACATTTCCTTGTGTTTTTCAAGTAATTTAAAGCACAAGGGATTTTTGCACCCTTTTTAAAGCAAAAGGAGTGTATTACATTATGAAAAAACGAAAAGACGGTCGCTATCAGAAGAACATCTATATCGGTCGGGATGAAAACGGTAAACGAAAGTACAAATCCGTATGCGGCACATCACGAAAAGAGGTTGAAACGCTTGCCGCCGAATTAAAACAAAAACTCGGCAAAGGCATAGATATCT